TGGGTTATCTCTGCAATGACTGTTGAGATACTTGCTGATGCAAGCACAGATGTTATCATTATGCATTTAACAGAGGGACAATCAGGCTATCAAGACTTTTCTAAATTTGGTGGTTTGCCTTCAAGCAAATCTTTTGGAACTAGTCCGACTGGTGACATTAAATTTACAACTACTGGTGCGGATGCAGCAGGTGATGCATATCAAATAATTATAAGGGCATCAAAGGAGTATTAATGGCAACTTCAGGCACAGTAGCATTTAGACCAGATGTTGAAGAGATAATAGCAGAAGCATTTGAGCGTGTCGGGATAGATGATCAAACTCGAACAGGTTATCATGCTTCTGCTGCAAGAAGAAGTCTTAATCTTTTGTTCAGTGAGTTTGCCAACAGAGGCATAAATTACTGGACTGTTCAAAACAATACTTTGAGTTTAACTTCAGGAACTACAAACTACACATTGCCAGAAGGAACTATAGATCTTATAGACGTTGTAATACGTGAAACTATAGGTAGTACACAAACAGACACAGTTGTTCAAAGGATAAGTATATCTGAATACAATCAACTGCCAAACAAAACTGCAACTGGCAAGCCAAGTCAATATATGCTTGATAAACAATACACACCAAAGATAAATGTTTGGCAATCACCAGACAGCAATGACTACAGTTTGGTTTATTGGTCAATGAATCAAATAGAAGATGTCACAGCAAGTAACCAAGACACAGACATACCTTATCGTTGGCAAGATACAATATGTGCAGGTTTGGCTAGCAAGTTAGCTATGAAATATCAACCAGATAAATTTAATCTGCTCAATCAAGTTTATGAAAGAGCCTTTGAGTTTGCTGCCTCAACAGACAACGATGGTGTAACAATGAGGATAAGACCAACTGGTCTTAATTTAAGTTAATGGGAACAAGATACGCAAAAGGTAAAAAATCATTTGCTATAAGTGACAGAGGAGGTCAAAGAGTAAGATACACTCAACTCAAGACCACTTGGGATAACTTGCGTGTTGCACCAGACGAGTGGGAGCCAAAACATCCTCAACTATCCCCACCTAGGAATGTTATAGATGCTGTTGCTCTTTTTAATCCTAGACCAGACAATGATCCAGAGGTTGTCACATTTAATGTTGGTTTTAATTACGATCCTTTCTTGCCAAAATTAGAAAGACCAAATGTCGGGATCTCTGGTTTTGGTAAAGCAGGTCGTGTATCTATAAATATGGCAACTGTCCCAGACGTCTCTACTTCTGGAGGAACTGGAGCAGTCGGAACATCAACACCAACTGCTTCTATTACAGAGACAGGTGTCGCAGGTACAGGTGGTGTCGGTGTTGAGATACCAGTTGTTCAAGTCACAGGAGTATCAGGTAGTGGTGGTGCTGGTGGTGTAGGTATTGAGGCACTTAATATATCGATACTAGAAACAGGAGTTGGTGGCACAGGTGGGGTTGGCACAGAGACACCGACAGCTTCTATTACAGAGACAGGTGTCGCAGGAACTGGAGCAGTCGGAACAGAGACACCATTTGCGTCTATCACAGAAACAGGAGTTGGTGGCACAGGTGGAGTCGGAACTGAGCAAGCTCAAGCCAATGGTTGGAGTCAAGGTTCTTGGAGTCAAGGAGGTTGGAACGACGGATAATGAATTATACAGCATTAGTTTCTAACATACAAAACTTTATAGAAGACGACTCAACAGAGCTAAGTGATTCAATACCTACTATAATAACACAAGCTGAGAGAATGATATTCTCCAGACTTCCGAGTTTGCCTTGTTTTAGGCAAAGCACGACAGGAACTTTAGTTGTTGGCACAGCAGATTACACAGTGGCTTCAGCTAGAATGATAAGACAAGTTTCTGTCACCTCAAGCAGCAATGTAGTTTATCTTGATCATAGGATAGATTCTTACTTGAGGGATTATTGGCCAAACTCTAGTACAACAGGAACTCCAAGAATGTATGCTACAAAAAACGCAGGAACATCTGGAACTGTTATAACTTTGGCACCAACTCCTAGTGCGACTCTTTCTTATCAAGTAGACTTCATAGCACCAGAGACAGGTTTAAGCTCAACAAACGCAAATAGCTGGATCGGTGACAATGCGGAGCATGTTTTACTCTCTGCAGCACTTTATGAAACTTCTGCTTTCCTTAAAGCTGGAGAAACGCTAAACTTATACAAAACACAATTTGACGAGGCAATTCAACTTTTTCAACAAGAAATGAGCCGTAACTATGCAGCAGAATATAACGGAGGTATCTAAATGGCTATATCACAAGCAATGTGCACATTATTTAAAAAAGATCTGTTACTAGGTGATCACCATCTAGACACTGATGATATAAGAATAGCACTTTATACAAGTAGTGCTAGTCTAGGCGCAACAACAGATGGTTACACAACATCGAATGAGATAACAAATGCATCTGGTAGTGCTTATACAGCAGGTGGTTTGCAACTGACGAGTGTCGCAGTAACTGAAGACAGCACTAGTGGAGTGTTCGATGCAGCAGACCCTGAATGGACATCAGCATCTTTTACAGCCAATGGTGCATTAATTTATAACAAAACACTTGGAGATGCTTCATCTAATGCTAGAGGTGCGATTGCAGTTTTGGCTTTTGGTGGAGACTTTACAGTTTCTGGAGGAACATTTAAAATTGTCTTCCCAGCAGCAACTGCAAGTAACGCAATAGTAAGGATAGATTGATATGACAAGCACCTATGTAAATGATCTTAGATTAAACGAACAAGGCACTGGTGACAATCCAGGATCTTGGGGAACAGTGACCAATACGAATCTTGAGCTCATTGCAGAGGCATTCAGTTATGGCACAGAAACTATTGGTGATGCAGACACAACTATCACAATGCAAGATGGCACTTCCGATGCTGCTAGATCGTTGTATTTAAAAATAGCATCCAGTGCAGATCTTACGACAACTAGAGTTATAACTCTAGCACCGAATACAGTCAGCAAAGTTTGGATTATAGAAAACGCAACGAGTGGTGGTCAGATAATAACTATCAAGCAAGGCACTGGTGCAACTGTCAATATACCTAATGGATCTGTCAAAGTTATCGCAACTGATGGAGCAGGTTCAGGAGGCATTGTTTATGATCTTTTCACAGACTTAGATTTGACAGGTACGACGACAGTAGCAACTTTGACTACTTCAGGCAATGTTGGTATTGGTGCTAGCTCACCCTCTGTATTGCTTGACTTAGAAAGTGCCAATCCAATTATTCGTCTAACAGACAGTGATGCTTCTGGAACTCCAGAATGTCAGATTTCAGGTGCAGGTGGAGATTTAATACTTGACGCTGATAGAGATAACGAAAAATCAACCAGTATCATTTCGTTTAAAGTTGATGGTACACAACGTGCAGTAATCGGAGCATCAGAAGCAGTATTTAATGAAGATGATAATAATTATGACTTTCGTGTTGAGAGTGAAACAAACGCCCATGCGATTTTTGTTGACGCAGATAACGCTGGTGTTGGCATTTTTAATAGTGCCGATACTGATATTGCTAATTTAGCTATCGGTCTTACTGGAGCAGTTATTTCAGGGGATACTGATGGAGCTACTATAGGCAAAGGTGGTATTGTTCAACTTTGTAATGGCAATAATTTCGGTAGCTCTGATGCAACTGTATTTTTGTTAGGTGGTGGTACTAGTGGCGCAGTAGGGCAAATAGCGTCTGGTTTTGGGTTTGCAAGACACAATCTTAATAATTGGGGAACGCAAATAAAAATGTATGTTCATCCAGCCGATATAGTTGACCTTGATGAACTTCATGAAGCTGCTCGTGTAGGACCTTTAGAATTTGTTGTTAATGAAACATCTAACAACTATGACTTTCGTATTGAGAGTGATGACCAATCATATATGTTTTTTTTAGATGGAGACAACAATAGAATCGGTATTAAAAATACTAGTCCTGGTACAGATTTAAGTGTAAGAGGAGATTCTGCTAATGGTATTGAACTTGGAATAGACAATGATGATTCTGCTAGTAGTTCAAGGTTGTTTTTTACCTCAGGTTCAGGTGCTAATTCTATTCGTGGTCATCAAGGTTCATTGCTTTTTTCTACTGGTTCAACAGCAGGTACAGCCAGTGGGGATGAACGTTTTAGACTAGGGTCAAATGGTGAAATTCAAATTGGTGGAACTACCAACGCAGGGTTTGTAGATTTTGATGGTTCTAACTTGCAGTTTAACACACAAAGAAACCCTAACACTGGAACTTTTGTAAATACTGGAAGAGCGCACACATCTATAACTATGTTTGATGGAAATGGAACTGCTGCTAATTCTTACATTAGATTTATGACTACGAATGCTAATAATACAGTTGCTACAGAACGCTTGAAGATAGATAGTACTGGTGACGTAACAATATCAGATGGAGACCTAGTAATAGGTACAAGTGGACACGGTATTGATTTTAGTGCTACTAGTGATGGTAGTGGTACAAGTACTAGTGAATTGTTAGACGATTATGAAGAAGGAGTTTTTACACCAGCTCTTACAATAAATGATTCAACATCAGGTATTACATATCTTTCTAGGTCGGCAGGGTATGTGAAAATAGGAAAACAAGTTTTTGTAAACGGAGATATTCAACTGTCGAACAAGGGTTCTTCTAGTGGAGTTGTAAAAATCACAAGTCTACCCTTTACGATTAATGACAGAACGGCTGGTACAACTTTAGATGGTGGAGCAAGTTTGTGTGCTTTTTCAAATGGAACAAGTGGTATACATACAGCAATAGGGTTAATGGGAAAAGGTGGTTCTACAGAAATAAGTATGTATGTTGCAACTAGTAATGATGGTCAGATGAATGATCAACTGTCCGCTTCTAATATAACAGATGGTTTTTCTGTTCGTTTTTCTCTAACCTATATAGTTTAACGTGTACAGTCTATTAACCAAAAGGAGTTTAAAATGGCATTAACAGAAGAAACAATAGAAGATAAAATAGAGATAGTTGGAGATTACAGAGCAGTACAAGTAAGAACTGCAACTGTTATTAAGAAAGATGGAGTAGAACTTACTCGATCATTTCACCGTCATGTAGTGCAACCAACAGATGATATATCAGGACAATCTGATGAAGTAAAAGCTATTTGTAACGTAGTGCATACAGATGCAGTTAAAGAAGCTTATAAAAAACATATAGAAAGCCAATCAGGAGCATAAAATGGCAGCAACAATAACTTGGAAGATAAATCAGATGCAGAGAACAACTGCTGATGGTGGTGTAACAGAAGTCAGATGGGAATGTTCTGGCGTAGATGGAACAGCAAGAGCAGTAGAGGGTGGTAAGTATACTTGCACCTATGATGCCTCTGGCAGTGGCTTTATTAAATATGATGATCTAAAAGAAAGTGACGTTATAGGTTGGGTCAAATCAGCTTGTAATGCACAGTCTGATGAAAGGATGAAAGTAGATGCTATTGAAAAAAGGCTGACAGAAAAGTGTGCAGCTCAAATAGAAAAAGCTAAAACTAAATCAACAGGAGTGCCTTGGTAATGAATGATGAAAATGTAATAAATATCGATGGCAAAGGTTATAAAGAAGCTGATCTTAGTAATCAACAAAAGTATATTATAGCCCAATTAAAAGATCTTGGTATAAAAGCCAGTAAGTTAAGAGCTGATTTAGATCAAGTTCAAAGAGCAGCCGATAGTTTTCAAAAAGATTTATTAGATTCTTTTAAAGAAAAAGCTGAAGAAGTATTAGATGAGAAGGCTAGTTAGTGAAACTAGATGAACTAAAAACTGAACTGGAGGTACACAAGGCAGTGAGTGAAGAGCGTTGGACTGAGATATTAGGACGTGTAAAAAGATTAGAAATGGTATTAATAGGGGCTAGTGGAACAACAATAATATTATTGATCTCTTTAGTAGTGAAGGCATGATTGATGGTGCTTGGAGACATAGTAACTGGTATCAATCTTGTACGA